TTTTTCAGTCTTGACAACTGCATCCTGGCTATCGTAATGTTCTCGCTTACCTCACCCAAACGGGCCAGTGCCTCCGGGTTCGTCTGCACATCCCTCCACTCTACAAATTTGTTGTGGAGTTTGAGCAGGTCCGCGTCTATCTCGTCGAACCTGCTCCGGTCGTAAATCTTCGTCATTTGAAAACTCCTTTGATTCTTGCGTTTGGTTTCTCGGTCCACATGTACCACAGCGCCTCGTGGAAGTCGCTGAACTCCTTCCCATCCACGCTCCAGCCCTTCGCCTCCTCCACTCTCTCGGTTATCCCGGGCCTGCGCTTCGCCCCACTCCTTATCGAACTCTCCACTTCCTTCTCGACTGAGCGAGCAAAGGACTCGGCCAGCGGTTTCGTCTTGAACCCAAGGGACGATATAAGACGTCCGTTCTCGTACTGGTTGAAGTACCACCGCTCCGGTGAGTACATCTTCAAATCGTCCCGGTTCATAACTTCTCAAGCAGTTGGTTCAGTTCCTCCTCGGTATCGAAGTGACCGCCAAGGCTCGTCTTCTCCCCGTCCATCGTCAGCACAGTGAGCCAGGCGCCACAGTCCCCGAACATCATCCCGAACATCGCGAGCGGTGTCTTGTGCAGGTTCATGCTCACCTCTCGCGCCACCTCTGCGGATGATGCTGAATTGGCCACCTCACACAAGTACCCGTTATGCTCGAAGTACCTCACCGGATGGCAGAAGATGGGATTCGGCATCCCATTGAACGTGCGGTCGAATACCGCCTTGATTTCTTTCGTTTCCATGTCAGTAGATGTTTACTATCATTTGTTTGTACGGATAACCTCCGGTCGCCTGCTTCACGCACTCGATGGCCTGCGTCCAAAAGTCGCGGATCTTCTTGGCCAGGTCCTCGGCATCCTTGAACTTGCTCTTGCGCATCCACTTGCCGCCCATCTTCTCGACCGCATTGCGCATCGAGCACATGCAGAGATACGATGCCTTCTGGTCGGCCTCGCTCAGATAGATGTGGCCGCAACTCGATACCTCGAACTTGCTCTCCTTCATGTTGATTTTGAAGTCGATGTAAATCGAGTTCTCGGCAATCCCGTGGGGCCAGTCAGTCGTGTTCAAGGCGTCCAGCCTTACCCACTGCTGATAAGGTACGAACGAACCGAACTTACCACGGGCAGGGAGAGTCTGCGCCCTCAGTGCCGCTTTGATGGTCTCAAATTCGCTCCGATACCTTGCGCACTCAATCTCATGCGCATCCAGTGCCTGCTTGCTCTCGAAGACTTCGCTCAGGCAGATGTTGTGCTGCTTTACGTATTCCATCACTTGCCCTCCTCCGTTTTCTGCTGATACCTCGACAGGCTCTCAGCCACAACATACTCGTACCCATCCTGCCTGCTCATGATTTCTGCGTAAGTGTCTGCGTCCTTCTTCTCGTCGCAGGAGAAAATGACGCTCGGTCCGACATAGTTCAACACTCTGATAACTACATACTTTTTCATATTACTTGTGGTTTTATGGGTTTAACGTTCGATTACTCGGCCGCCCTCGACCTTCCAGCCCAAACGGGTCCAGTGGTCATCATTCAAGCGGTTCTGCATGTGCTCAATCCTACGGGCACGTCGCTCTTCGGCCTTCTTCATTTCGACCCTGGCCGCCTTGGTCACGATTCGCCCTCCGCTCACCCAGAGCAGCAGGGCACCAATAATTTCTTTCATTGCTATTCGGTTTTATTGTTCGTCAATCCATACTTTCCGCGTCCCCTTGAAAAATCCTTCATGGTTCACGTCGTCGTACTTGTAGCACTCGTACACCTTGTCCGGGGCGTAATAGTACCCACGCACCCACAGCGGAGCGCTCTCGTTGTTCGATAGGCGGAAATAGTCGCCCTTCTTCACCGCCTTAACAGTCGTGCAGATCATGCCCAGGCCCTCCCGTTCTTGTGGTTCATCCGTTTCTGCCGTTTGTCCCTCCTCCGCATCCGTCCGTCAATCTCGTTCAAAAGGCGCTCTTCTTCGTCCGCCCACTGCTCCCGTGCACTCCGGTCACAGGCCCAGTCAAATTGTGTGTAAGTCTTGCTCATAATTGTACATAATTGCTACCGCCCCGGGCACATCATGCCCCCGGAGCACGCACTAAGCCTAAAGCCTATTTTACACCGCTTAGTCGGTTTACTTGTTCAGAGCCTTCCAATGGGCAGCGCTGGCCCTACGAACGTAGTCGAGGACGCGGCCGGGGGTCCAAGTCTCCCAAGCGCGGAACTCCTTTTCACCCGTTTCCGCGTTCTTCACCATGCGACCCAATACGCCCTGCTGGCAATAGTTGGAACCCTCAAGCCATTGCACCATATAGGCCGGGTTCAAATCCTTGAAACCCAGTCCGTCCTTACGTGCAACCTTTTGCAGTTCGGATTTTGCCCAGTTCTCCTTGAGCGTGCGCAGGCAGGAAGAGAGGCTTTTGTGCTCTTGGTTAATGAATTTTTTGAAGTCCTTAACGGAAGCGGAGGTAAATTTAATGTGTGCCATAATTGATTGATTTTTAATGAGTTAATAAATTGAATTTGTTTGCTTGGTTGTCCCTCCGGGAGTCGAACCCGTCCAGACAAAAGCCGTTCACGTGCATCCCTTTCTCTCCCCGTTAGCCGTTCGGGGGGCTGTCTTAACGATTTTGCACGTCGTAAGCCGTTCAGATTGACCCCTTACGGGGTCCGGTAGTCGTTCAAATTGTTCCGTTTTTCGACACGTCGCCCCCCTCCCTCCGGGTCCGCTGGGGGTCGTTTGTCGTCCGTTCACCTTGTTTTGGCGGTATGGGTTCCGCCCACGTCGTCCCGACGTCTTTTGTGCCGTTCACCTTGTTCCGGATGCGCTGACTTCCCACGATGCAAGAAACCGCCTCCCGACGTCTCACGACGTCCAAGAGCAAAAGAGCATTTCGCTCGACCCATTCGGGTACAGTTCGCCTCACAACCAGGTATCACCCTTTCCAAGCGGACACGTTCAGCCTTTTCAATGAACTATTAGAACGGCATCAACCCCGTAGGGGTTCCCTCCGTGGGGGCCTCTCAGACCCGGCCCCCCTTGCACCCTCAGAACTCCCCCGCCGTCACCCCTATAAGAGCAAACCCCGTGCCAAAAACGGCACAACCAGCGAAAAAAGTTGTAACTTATTGATATACAAGCAGTTACAAGTTTGGCACGGCATTTTTGGCATGGACTGACAAAATGGCAGAGAACTGACAGAATGGCAGAAACCTGACAAAATGGCAGTCGATTTTAAAAAATTTTAAAAACTCGTAACTTATTGATAATCAATGAGTTACAAAGGGCGTTAAAAAATAGGTACGACCGCCACAAAAGCGCAACTAATTGATTTTCAAGGGGTTACGGGGGTTTTGAGCCAAAACCGAGGGCGACCTATGTGGGACCATCACTTATTTTTTTTATTTTTTTTCACAGCCTGGCACGGTCTTTGCACTACAAAGCCCCCATTTTGTGCCAAAATCAGCACGATGAATGTATTTTCCCAGGTTGCTTGAAACTACATCACCTACCCCGCCCTTTACATATCTTATTTACAATACTTTACACTCTCTGATGAAAAAATGTAGTTATAAACAAATAAGGAAACAGTAGTAAGTTAAGAGGGGGTGCTGCTGTACGAATTATGGAGTATATATAGGGGAATTTTTAGCATTTTTTCATCGGGCCTTAACGGCCATTGATTTTCAGCACGTTAGCCGATGTATTCTTATACGAAATAGGTACGGAAACTACATTTTCGGGTCGATTTCGCCTCGGTCACGTCCATCCGGCCTTGGAAATCCCGATTTTTGGCCCGATATTTGCTGGCGGTTTTGGACAAATTTTATCCACATGGCAAAGCAAGTAATAGTCAGAATGAGCGCACCCGGGGTATGGGATACCCTGGAAGAGGCAGCGAACGCCCTCGGCGTGTCCACCGCAACAGTGTCCAGAAGACTCAGAGAAGCAGATCCGGACCTCAGGTATGCGTCCCGCGTGTACGCGGTGCGCGATAAGAAGACAAAGGAATGGTTCGTCGTCGTCCGGGAAGGAAGATGCCGGAAGTTCGTCACGATGGGCCAGTCACTCCGGAAAATCCAGAAAAGCGAAATTGATGGCATGAAGGATATCACTTTGGCATGGTATTTGAAAGCAAGCACCGTCAAAGATTTTTGATATGAGATACTGCTTTTTCGACACAGAAACCACCGGCCTGCCCAAGAATTTCTCGGCACCTACCACGGATGTGAATAACTGGCCCAGACTCGTGCAACTGTCCTGGATACTCACCGACGAACGGAAAGAGATCTCCAGGGCTGACTTCGTTATACGCCCGGACGGATTCACCATCCCGGAAGAGGCCAGCAACGTGCATGGCATCACCACCGAACGCGCTTTGAAGGAAGGCATCGGAGTCAAGGAGGCCATCTACTACTTCCTCGGGGCGGCCAGGTGCGCCGACTGCCTCGTCGGACACAACGTCACCTTCGATACCCATGTCGTCGGCGCCGAGTTCGTCCGGATCTGGAACAAGGACTACATCTTCGGGATGAAGACCTTCGACACCATGAAGAGTAGCGTGGACTTCTGCGCTATCGAGGGGGCCTATGGTAGATACAAGTGGCCCAAACTGATGGAGTTGTACCAGAAACTCTTCGGACGGGAGTTCGAGGATGCGCACAACAGTATGGCCGACATTTCGGCTACGGCCGAGTGCTTCTGGGCGCTCCGCGAGAAGGGGATTATTTAACGCAACTAATTGGTAGTAACATGGATAAGACCAAATTTCACCTGGGGCAAATCCTCACATACGATGGCAAAAAGGCTGTCATCGACGCTCTCACTCAGAGCCACATCGGTCTCCGCATTGGCGGGGACTATATTGTAGAGGACTATGACAACCTCCCGATGCTCGTGAGTCATGTTGGGGCTTGAGAGAATCCGGGAGAAGAAACTGGACTGCCGGTACTCCGTCCGGGAAGACGGCACCGTCCTCAGCAACGGCATGGCACTGACGCCGGTGCGTGGGGAATGGGTGTCCATGGGCGGAGAACGCCGGTATGTGGCCTACCTCGTCGCACGGGCCTTCGTCCCGAACATGGAAGGACGGAAGTACGTGGTCCACAAGAATGGAGACCGGACCGACAACAGGGCCGAGAACCTGGAGTGGTCAGATGAGAAGGAAGTGGGAGGCAGAAGGGGACCAAAATCGAGACTGTGCGCCTTCGGCCAGTTCGACGTGGACGGCACGATGATCCAGAGGTTTGTAACAGTGAAGGACGCGGCGGCCGCCACCGGCCTGGACCCACATGCCATCAGGGCCGCGCTCCAGAGACATAACGGAAAGAGCGGAAAATGGTATTGGATGTACTTATAGTTCACTTCAACACACCCGAGTTGACGACCGCCCTGGTCCGGAGCATCCGGAAGATGTGCCGGAAAGAGGTGCGGGTGAATATCTTTGACAACTCGGATAAGAGGCCCTTCCCTCCGATGGAAGGGGTCAGGATTTTTGACAACACGAAAGGGCAACTGATTGATTTCGGGAAGTTCCTGGCTCAGTACCCGGACCGGTTCGGGGATGAAGGCACCAGAAGGAACGACTGGGCAAGCGCCAGGCACACGAAGACCATTGACTACTGCTTCGATCTGCTGCCGGACGGGTTCATCCTCATGGATAGTGATATCCTGCTGACGCAGGACGTGACCTGGATGGCCGACCGGCGGTTCGCCTGGTCCGGCTGGAGGCGCCAGTACAAGACGCCGCTCGGATACCGGACGAGGCTGTGGCCCTTCCTCTGCTGGCTCAACGTCCCGGTCCTGAGGGAGAACGGCATCGGGTACTTCAACGCCGAGCACTGCTGGAACCTCATACCGGACCAGGATGGTGCCTATGATGACACCGGCTGCTGGGTCCTGAGTGAGGCCGACCGGAAGGGACTGAGGGGGATGGAGGTCTGGATCGAGGAGTACATGGAGCACTACGCGAGTGCCAGTTGGGGCCGGACGCATAGCCTGCTGGAGAATCAGAAGGAGTGGCTTGAAAAATACTCGAAATTATGGAAATAGAGGTAAGGAGAAACAGGGATATATCCTTCAATGTCACGGCCGAGTGCGACGTGGACCTTCTCAAGGAGACTTTCGGTCTCCAGGATCTGACGGAGAGCCAGAAGAAGCGCCTGGAGGAGGCTGAGTATCGGTGGAAGCAGTTCTGCGCGATGTTCTGGGAAGTCGCACGGGCGGAGAAGATGAAGGACCTGGACGGAAACCCCATCCTGGAGACGACCCATGAACTCGGATACGATGTCGGGGAACCGGATGATGAGGGGTTTGCGAAAATCGAAAAAGTGTGGGTAAGACCAAAGGAAAGTGAATATGGACACAAGTTTTCAGAAGACAAAGGCGAGTGACGAATGGTTCACTCCGAAGGAACTGGTCGAGGCTCTCGGCGAGTTCGACCTGGATCCGTGTGAGCCGGTGAGGCTGCTGTGGCGCCTGGCGAAGAACGGATTCAACAAGAATGATGATGGGCTAAAAATGGCATGGGGGGGGGGTAGAAACGAGGGTGTGGCTCAACCCGCCGTATAGCCAGCCTCTTCTCGACCAGTTCGTGAAGAAGATGGTGGAACACGGCAACGGGATCATGCTGACTTTCGCCAGGGTGGACAACCGGCTGTTCCAGGGCACGATACTCCCGAACTGCGATGCCATCCTGTTCCTGCGGCACCGGGTGCGGTTCTATATGCCGGACGGGACCCGTGGGGGAAGCCCCGGGAGCGGAAGTTGCCTGATTGCCTTCGGCAAGAATAACGTTGAGGCGCTGAGGAACTCCGGCCTGGAAGGATTTTTGATGGAAAAGGATGGTCCTTGGCACAACATTTGATAGTAAATCGGAAAAATAATTGTATATTTGCGAGCAATGATGCAGGTGACTAAATTAGCATGTGGTGAGAAGGAGATTTCCGCCGTCAAGCAACAGGCCGTCGAGGAACTGAAAGAGAAGTTATGGAAGGAGGTCTGGAAGGAGAATATCGACCTCCCGCAGGTGGACTTCGACGTTCGGAGCCTCGGTGATGGCCTGTATCAGGTAACAGCGAAGACGAAATGACACCGGAAGAACTGGCCCAGAGAAGCGCCGATGAGATTCTCAAGACCCTCGGACGCGATGAGGTGACTCTGAAAGCCATGCTGCGGAACAAGCAGCGTGGCGGATGGCGCTGGACGGACGAGGAGTTGGAGAAGGAGTTGCTTCTGGCTGGGGTCGTGCGGGTTCTGAAAGGCCCGGAGAAGCAGACGGACAGTCCGAAGTCGATGACGCCTGAGCAGTTGAAGAAGGAGATAGGCCGGACGATGGATAGGCTTTTCCTGATGCGGCAGGAGTTGAGCAAGAAGACCGGAGACGTACCGGCAGGTAGGAAGGATGTTAACTTTGAAAAATACGTAACTGAATGACACTGAATGAGTATCAGATGAAGGCCGCAGAGACGGCCAACTACCACGAGGAAGGAGACACCCAGTGGGATGATGTAAATTATTGCGTTGGTGGCCTGTGTGGCGAAAGCGGCGAGGTTGCCAATAAGTTTAAGAAGGTTAAGCGTGATGACCACAAGGTCATAACCGAGAAACGCCGGATGGACCTGGCCCACGAACTCGGCGACGTGCTTTGGTATGTGGCTATGGGCGCAAAGGAACTTGGGTTTACCCTTGAGGATATTGCCCAGATGAACTATGACAAACTCCATTCCCGTGCTGAGCGTGGAAAAATCGGCGGAGAGGGTGACGAACGATAAGTTTGGCACGGAATTTGCCAGTAGAAAACCAAATTTTTAACAATATGAAGACAAAATTCGACATTTGCGATCAGGTATCGTACTTCAATGACGCCTCTCAGAAGGTTGAGAGCAGCACCGTCCAGGGAATCAAGATCATCGCCACCAATGTGCACGCCAACGAAGAGGGCGTGGACGTTCTGGATGAGTGCGTGGCCATCTACACCCTCAAGAATGGCATCAACACGCCCGAGAACACCCTGTTTGCCTCCGAGGAGGAGTGCACCAAGCACTACAAGGAACTCTTCGCGGCCATGTAGAAGGCTTTTTCCCGGTTCGTCTAACGGTCAGGACGCTTAGCGGTATCGCACATGGCAATAGGGGTTCGATTCCTCTACCGGGAGCAGTTCCGCAGTGATGCGGTGATTTTGTAAGTTTTTGTGTATTTGTAAGTCCTGTACCTCAGTGGGAGAGGGGGTGGTGGAAAACTGCCGGGCACGAGTTCGATTCTCGTCAGGACTTCGAGGTTTCCGGCTATAATGCGGGGGTGCGAACCAGGCACACCGTCTTGGATAGGTCCGTAATATGACGCACCAGGTCCCTCAACCCGGTAATGCCACTCTAAGTCTGTTAGATGCCGGGTGCGTCGGATGAAAGGGTTGCCGGTATAATGTTCATGGCTCAATTACGGGCAATGGTGACGCTGGAAAGACAGTAATTGACATAGCGGGGTAGAGCAGTTGGTAGCACGCCTGGCTCATAACCAGGACAGTCGCGGGTTCGAGTCCCGCCCCCGCAACAAAGCCTGGTTAGCTCAGTTGGTAGAGCGCACGGGAGGCATCCAGCAAGTACCGTGGGGTCGCAGGTCCGAATCCTGTGCCGGGCACAAATAGTATTGGCACACTATGGAATTGAATCACTGTTATCTGGGGGATGCAGCCTCCGTCCTTCGCACGTTCGAGGATGAGAGTGTCCACTGCTGCGTCACTTCCCCTCCATACTTCTCCCTGAGAGACTACAACGTTCCCGGCCAGATTGGCCAGGAGGAAGACGCGAGCGAGTACATCGCCCGCCTCGTTGACGTGTTCTCTGAGGTGTACCGGGTACTGAGGAAGGATGGCACCTGCTGGATAGTGATTGGTGATTCCTACGCTGGCCGATGCGGAGTGATCAGTAAGGGCCGGTGCGGCTTTGGAGATCGGAAGAACCTCCATACCGTCCGGAAGGGCGCCAAGGAGAAGGATCTGCTGGGCATCCCCTGGATGCTGGCCTTCGCGCTCCGTGATGCCGGCTGGTACTTGCGCCAGGACATCATCTGGGCGAAAGCAAATCCGATGCCGGCGCCGATGAAGGACAGGTGCATCAGCAGCCACGAGCATATCCTGTTGCTGAGCAAGAGTCCCAGGTACTATTTCGACTACAAGGCCATCATGGAAGAGGCCGTCACCCAGGAAGATTGGAATCCCGGGATTCGCTTCGGCGGATCCAAGTATGGAGATTCTATCGTGGGTGGTGGTACTTATTCCGGAAATCCGTGGGTGCCGAAGGAGGAGGACGGCCGGTTCGTCCGGAACAAGAGGGACGTGTGGACGGTCGCAACGTATTCCAACAAGGAAGCGCATTTTGCCACATATCCGCCGAAACTCATCGAGCCGTGCGTGCTCGCGGGGTGTCCGGAGGGAGGAATTGTGCTCGATTGCTTCATGGGGAGCGGAACTACGGGCATTGTGGCACGGAATTTGCATAGGAATTTCGTAGGAATTGAATTGAATCCGGAATATAGGGACATGGCAGAGCGGAGGATATTCAATTTGGGAGAAAATTTGTTTAATCAAAAATAATACGTATCTTTGCTGTCCCGCAACCTCAGTTTTGGCACACTGAGCGCAGAAATTTACCCCACTGAAAGAGAGATGTGCCAACGCCCCGTATAGGGGTGCTCTCTGGATGTGGGGTTTTTTACAAACCGCAAATGAAGTATCAACACATAATTGACTATCTCATCCAGACCGCCGGACCCTCCATTGAGGATGCCGGCCTGTCAGACGAGAGAGTCAATAAGCGCACAGAAGCGGGCCTCTGCAAGTCCTTCCGCCGCTATATCTGCGGAGTGGAAGGCGATGAGGATTGTGATTACTTCAAGGTGGACGAAGAAGGGATGCTGTACGTCTTCAACGGCCAGTATTATGAGTTGATGCTGGAGGAGACGCTTCTGGAACTCATCATCGAGGTGATGGAGAAGAAGAATGTTGGCATTGTTTACCAGACTGGAAGCGCCAAGATCGTCCGCGACTACTGCCTGAACCGTCTGAAAGGTGACGAGCGCTGCAAGTTCGTCCCGAATCGGCAGTACATTTGCTTCAAGAATGGAGTGTTCGACCTGGGCACCATGAAATTGAACCAGTTCGACCTCAAATACAAGACCGACATCATCCTGGACTTCGACTATGTTGCAGACGCCAAGTCCGCACTCTGGGATAAGGTCCTCGGCATGACCGTCCCGGACGAGAACATGCGCGAGACCTTCCATCAGTATTGCGGCTGCTTCTTGGCCAGCAGGACAGAGTACAAGATCGAGTACATCCTTTTCGTAGTTGGCGAAGGCCAGAACGGAAAGAGTATCATCTGCAAGGCCGTTGTGAACATGCTCGGGCCAAATGTGGCCAGCAGTTACTCCCCGGAGCAGTTATTCAAGAGCAGCCAGATGGAATATCACCTGGCCGATGTCAACGGAAAGATTGTCAATTACTGCGATGAGGTATCCAACAAGGACTTCTCAGGAGGAGACTTCAAGCAGTTCGTATCGGGAGGCGCCTTTACGGGGCGTCATCCTTATTCTAAGCGGCCGACAAAGGTGGATAAGATTCCCCTGATGCTCTGCTGCGCCAACACCATCCCGCCGACCACCGACGACACCGAGGGTTACTTCCGCCGGTTCCTGATCATCCTGGCGCCGAACCATATCGACGACCGCGACAAGGACCCGATGCTGGAAATGAAACTCCAGGCGCCGGAAGTGAAGTCGGCGATTTTCAACTGGGTGCTGGAAGGCTACAAGGCTTTCATAGCCAACGGCGGAAAGATTGATATCGCAGGATCCGTGAAGGAGGTTGTCGAGGAGATGAGGGCCAATGCCAACTCACTGCGCCGCTGGATTGACTCCCAGGGCTACGTTGCAGCCACTCCTACGGCCACCACGGGCATCGGCTGGAAGCCGAAGAAGGAATGGGTCCAGGAATACGTCCGTTACTGCAACGACTGGAACGAGACACCGAAGAACCAGAAGAGCCTCATCGACCTGTTCAAGAAGATGGGCGTGGCCTCCCACCGGAGGGCAGATGGCATCTGGTACTACCTGGAGCAGAAGATCCAGGCGGAGGTGGAACCGCCGCAGGATACTGTCGGAGATCTGCCGGCAGACAATGAACCCGATTTACCGTTCTAATCATGGGAAAGGAGAGATTTCGCTTTGAGTACGACCCGGTGGCCGCGCTGAAAAACTGTCCCAAGTTGCTTGGGATGGAACTGACTCAGCGTGGGCAGAAACTGGAGGGCGGATACTACCTGAACGGTGACAAGCATCAGTGGCGCCGGGACAAACTCAAGATCTTCATCAGCCAGGGCACCGTCTGGCTTTCCGAGGAGGGCGGTCCGTCCATGAGCCTCCAGACGTGGCTCATCAACTATGGTGGCGCTGCTGACTACAAGGAGGCCATCAAGATGATCAACGGCCAGTCCCAGACCATCAAGTACGACCGCGAGTTCCGGCAGAAGGCCGAGGAAGTGGTGAAGTATGTGCCCTGGGAGGCTATCCGTGGGGCCGCCAACTACGACCTCAACAAATGCTCGCTGTTCCGGTGGATGTGTACTCTGTTCCCGGAGGAAAAGGTGCGTGAGGTATGGAAAGAGTACAATGTGACGACAGATTCTCACGGAAACGTGGTATATTGGTATGTAAACCAGCAGAACAAGGTCCTTTTTGACAAGCGCATCTTCTACAAGGAGGATGGGCATCGTGACAAGACCTTCTTCCCTGGGCGCCAGTACCGGGTGCGTGACGGATACTCGGAGCACTGCTTCTTCGGGGCCTGCTTGCCTGACGATGGAAAGAGGGCCTTCATCTGCGAATCAGAGAAGACCGCGCTCCTCGGGCGCCTCTTCTACGGCAGGCGATTTCTGGCCACCGGCGGAAAATCCAACATTAGGGAGGTGGACACCAACGTGCTTCTACTTCCGGATATGGACGCCAGGATTTCATGGGAGGAGAAGGGAGAAGTCTGGCCCTGGTGGGAGAAGTGGGGCCTTCCGATTGAGCAGATCCCGGATCACGCGGACATCGGGGATATGATTGTATGGAAACAATTAAACACCAAATAGTTATGGAAAAGTTTTGGCAAAAAGTACAGAAGTGGTGGTTGTTCCACTTCAAAAATCCTGTCATCTGGAAAGGTGAAGGTCACGGCTTCAAGTTCGTGTTCCGTAGTTTCTGGCTCGATATCACCACGCAGTCCGGCAACTGGAGTATGCGTGCGATGGCGGACGAGCATCCCTTCGCTTACCTGCTCTCTTCCGTCCACAATGGCCACGAGGACAACCTGTACGGCTTCGCTTTGACGCTGTACGAACTGAACGCGCTGCTGACTCGCGATCAGGGCCTGGTCAACGATGTGCAGAAGGCGCTCAGAAAGTATGAGGCCCGTCTGTCGAAGACCGAACTTGAGCCAGAGGAAGAGGAGGAGCAGGCGATTGCTGAGGTGAAGGCCGTCCAGGAATACGTCGATGCGTCCCCGAAGGAGCGCAGAAAGATGGACCGCGAGACCAATGGCCGGTTCAAGAAGGCCGTTAAGGCACAGAATTTGCAAGAGAGTAAATAAACTATCAGAATCATGGAACAGGGAATCTATTACAAGAGAGGCTCCAAGTCGGATTTCGCCGGCGTGGAGATCCTGGGCGACGCGATGGTGTTGCCGAGGGTGATCATCGAGGAGATTGCCTTCCACGAGACCTTGAAGGTGCAGGGTAAGACCGAGCGCGAGCGCTGGACCTGTAAACTCCAGGGGATCGAGAAGCCGATGCTCCTGAACTCTACCAACAAGAAGCGCCTCGCGAAGCGCTTCTGGGACACGCCTGTGGCCGACGGAACGCCTTGCCACGGACGTCTCAACCTTCTCACTGGCCTGGGCCTGGCTATCCGCCTGGACTCTGAGCCTTGCCGCGACCCCAGCGATGGTGAGATGACTATCGGTCTTCGTGTCTCGAAATACGACCCCGATCCGGCTCCGGCTGCGCCGTCGCCGGCCAAGAAGAAGGTTGTCACCGAGGACAAGATTGAGGCCACTGTGAAGTGGGCCAAGGAACACGGTTTCGGTATCGAGCAGATCAAGGAACGCTTCGATATCGCCAGCCAGGAAGTCGAGGACGCCATCATCGACGCGCTGATGCCCGAACCGGCGCCTGCGGCTGCTCCCGCTGCTGCTCCGGCCGAAGGTATTGACCCCAACGATTTACCCGAATAGGCTATGGACAAGCAGGAACAATGGATGGAGAATCGCTGCGGCAGGATTACCGCGAGCGAACTGGGAAGCCTCACGTCGGCTTCCGGAAAGATCATTGATGGCAACCTCTCGTACATCCGTCAGAAGCGCTGGGAGCGCCGCCACGGATTCGCCCTACCGGTGAACGCGAAGCAGTTCGACATCGGTCACGAGAATGAGCCGTACATCTTCCACTGGGCAGTGGTGAACATGCCGAAACTCTACCCGGAGTTGGCCGGCGTGAACTTCATCTACTCTCAGGACCAGGAAGTGCTGCCGTTCTGGGTGCCGGAAGGCTTCGACCGCTTCGGCGCCAGCCCGGATGCCTTCTCAGAGGATGAGGACATCGTGCTGGAGTTCAAGACACTGGTTGGCAATGACACCAAGTGCTTCTTCATGGACGAGCGCACATCCTACGAGGAGAAGAAGGCCGCCGTCTGGAAAGAGCACGGAGACCAACTCATCGGCCAGTTCCTCTCGAACCCGACCGTGCAGACCATCTTCCTGATCAAGTATGCCACTCAGATGGACGACGTGATTCAGGACATGGACTCACCGGACGCCGAGTGGCGCGGCATCGTCTTCCGATTCGACCGGAAGGACTATCTGGAATCTATCGCCTCGATGTGCAAGCGCGTCATCCTCTTCGACGCCTTCATCGACTCCGACCACAACCCGGCCGACTTCAAGGTCGGTGACTGGTCCGTCGTGAACGGAAAGTTGAAGCAGACGATTGTGGAGAAGGAAAAGGCGAAAAAGTAGTAGTATGCTTACCTTTTATCAAATTCTTG